TTGATAAAAGACGACAACAAAGTGTCATGGACGCTTTAAAAAAGGTAACCTTAAGTATGGTAGACTCATTTGATGGATTAAAAATATTGGAAAAAAACGAAACAACAGAAGAAACACACTATAAAAAACCAATTTTACCAGGTTTTGTAAAAGAAAAGAAAGAAGAAAAGAAAGAAGAAAAGAAAGAAGAAAAGAAAGAAGAAAAGAAAGAAGAAAAGAAAACACAGAAATCAAGCAATTCCAGAAAATTTAATGCGTCTATTTTAGCCTATAAACTTGATGATTTTGATTTTAGTTTATTCCAGACAAATGATGAAAGTCAATACAGCTCATTACTACCAAAACATGTCAGAAAAGTAAAAGATATTATGAAAGAATGGTTTACTAATCCACGTTATATAGTAGATGCAACTGCGCATATTGGCGTTGATACAATACACTTTGCAAAAATGTTTCCAATGGCAACTATTGATTCATTTGAAATTAATAAAGAAACATTTGATTTGTTGGAAAAAAATGTAGATGCCTTTGATCTATCCTCAAAAATAACATTACACCAGTCCAGTTTTCTTAAAGCTAATTTAGACCAAAAAAGTTCATTTATATACATTGACGCGCCATGGGGAGGAAAAGAATACGCAGAATTCGATATAGATACATATGAGCTTTATTTAGATACCATAAATGTAAAGGAAATTGCAAGACGATTAATTGTTAGCGGAAAAACCGATACAGTAGTGTTGAAAGTACCCCGAAACTATAGATTTAATGATTTGAAAACGACATACGGATTTAATGTAAGTAGAAAAGATGTAAAAGATGGAGACTGGATATCTTATGTATTATTAAAATTAACATTACCAGAACAAGAAATTCAAAAATGCTATATTCGATCATTGTGCGTGTCATCCTTTTTAACCATTTTTGATAGTCTTGCTAAATTTATCCCAGACTTTAAATTTGACGAAAATGCTCTAAAATTTGCAATGCGTTTAATTTATCTATCAGATGACCTTGTTTACCCAGATAAAACACTTACATCGTCTGTATACTATCAAACTTTACTAAAGCCTTATTTGGCAAAAGAAGAAGAGGAAGAGTCTGAATGCCCTTTTTCGGATATTTTAGTTCAAAAATTGATAAGTCTTGCATCAGATTTTCAACAGTGTATTGATGCTATCGTAAACAGTATTAGCGAATACAACGTTATCACGGTCACCAGTCGCATCTTATTGTTTGCAAAATCCAGAAAAATTACAGTAAAAGATGTACAAAAACAAATAAAAGTACAGGAAGAAGAAGATATCAAACCTTTGGACGACTTTATTCTTGAAGAAGAAAGTGCAAAAAGCACAGAAAGTACAGAAAGTAAAGAAGGGGGAGATTACGGAGACGACGACGATGAAGATGGCGAAGACGGTGAAGGCGATGAAGGTGAAAAAGGTCGTAAAGGTGATAGATACGAAGATAGCGATGAAAGCTGGAACAGCGATGAAAACTGGGACGATTAAGATTAATCAAATATAAAAAAAAGTATTTATATAAAGAAATGGTTTATATAAATGATCAAGAAATACCATCTTTTTCAGAAGAAACTAAAGATGAATTTAGAAACAGGGTAGCTGTCGCATTTAAAACGTTGCCCTCTTTAATGTCGGATATAAAAGAGGATAAAGTTTATCTTATAGAAGACCTCGTAGAACGCACGTCATTAAAAAGTTTTACCGCATTTTTAAAATTGCTTCAAGATACATACACATTTCCACGTGCATTAGATATAGAATTGATAATGTACATATGGATACTCTCAAACAAAGAAGGAGTTGATCAAGAATTTTTAGGCTATAAACGCCTTGAAGATGAAATTGAACAAACCGTATTTTTAAAGGAGTCATTGCTACGTTTTGATCTATCAAAATTTCAAGACAAGGGGTTTAAAAAAGAAATAAGACAAAAATTAACAGCGAAAAAGGCTGAACTTGAAAAAACTGTTAATAAAGTTGATAAAATTTTTAAAGCACTTGAGCTTGAAAAGGAACAACCGCATACCGAATTTAAAAAACAGCGTTATCAAGCCTTTTTATCGACCGCTTTAAAGGATGTATCTCTCGATTATATTTTTAGCACTATTGTATGCAATGCAATTATTCCTTTTTGTGTTTTTAAAAATATATGCAAAATATATAAAAAAACACAACACGAATTCTTTGAAAACAGTGAGGCATTTGACACTTTTAATTTTAGTGATCGAATTCTATTAAAAATAAATGTAAAAGATGATACATTTGTAGATAGTATCATGTTTTTAAAAAACGGGGTGCTCACGCTTGAAATTAATGTGGATACGGAACAACATTTTGATTTTAAAGAACACGTTGTAAATTTATTTAATATGCCAGAAACGCTTGAATTTGCAGATACTAAAGATACAGACGACCATAACATACATGGCGTCGTTTTTTTCCCACAACAAAAAGTGAATAAATATATTTTAAGCGATCTTATCATGAATAACCCCATTGTTTCCAAATTTTTATGCGTGGATGAAAGCATTAAAGCAAGCACAAAAAAAACAGGATTACTTTTAAAATACAGGGGAGGAGAATTAAACGGTATTGACATTGATTCGTCTTGTAATGTTATATGTAAAAAAGTGTCAGAAACGGATACAGAATTAAGGGGATATGATCGTAAACAGTTTTCTAATGGATCGTATTATATCCGAATAAGATTATCTAGATTTAAAAATATGGAAAAAATTAATGCATTTATATCTTTAATTTCAAAAGTACTTTCGCTTTATCACAAACTTGAAAAAGATATAATTAAAGACTATAGAGCTTTTCTTGGAAAATCTTTTATTGTAAGTGAAGACGATGATGAAGATGAACAAAAAGAAACAATTGAAACGCTTGCGCCCTCTATATTTGTATCTAAATACAGAAAAGTTTGCATAGAAGCAAGACATCCCGTCATTTTAAAAGAGTCCGAAATAACATCTCTTAAAGAATACGAAGATTACATTCGTTTTCCCAAAGAAGAAATGCCAGAACAGTTTTGTTATCGTTGCAATAGCGAAGAATACCCATTTATCGGGTTATTTTTAAATAAATCTTTATCAAATTCAGACAAGTTTGAATACATTCCTTGCTGTTATAAAAATCGTAAAAACAATAATAACAATATTGATATATACTATGGCGTCACAGAGAAAGAAAAACATAAAAAACAACAAGGTATATTATCAACTCTGCATCATTTATTACCCGCAAATCACTACGGCGAATTGCCTAAAAATATATACACATTATTATCAACGCTTTATACAGATACGGTATATACATACCACAGACTTGGTGTAAAGGCATCTAAACATAGTTTTTTAGAGTGTGTATTAAAAGCCACCGCGAAAAAAAAACAAGCGATAAAATCATTTGAAATTGCCTCTCAAGAAAACCCAGACTTGACACTTGTTGAAATGGAACACATGTTTAAAGATAAAGACGTCTACATGGACCCCCGCCGATGGATACGTTTGCTTGAAAATGTATATAAATGCAATATTCAAGTTTTTTCACGATTATTTAAAAATGAAAGCGCGGATCTTGTCATACCGTATCACAAAGGTCCTTACTTACGATATAAACCCTTGTACGATCGAACGCTTTTTATATTAGAAAATCAAGACAGTAGAACGCGTGAAATTAGATGCGAGTTAATTGCTATAAAAGAAGACGATAAATACATGCACTTGTTTGATAAAATAGCACCTGTTTTTCCTTTACAAATGTATTTAGGAGATAAAAAAATACCTATAAAAGAACAAGACTATCCTCCACACGATATTGAATACAAATATCAAATATTAGATTCATTTAAAAAAATACAATGTTTGGTGACCACAGAGGATGTATATTTAATGTGCGATCCTCTTCCTCCTCTATCTTTGCCCATTTTGCCAATTGATAAAAAAGCCGTGAGTAAACGCAAGGCCGTCGAAAAATTAATAAAAAGAAGTTTGGGTAAAAAAGAAACCTCTGTATCGTTCGGTATATTTAAAATTTATTTGGAAGAAACAGATGAGGAGGAAATGAAAGAAGAACCCCCTTTGATTGATACCTTTTTGATTAATAAAAAAATAGCAACTATTTTAGGGGAATTTTTTATCTATATGTTTTCTATTTTTATCAACGACAAAGACCAATCCAGTAATGAAATTATAAAACATATTAAATCATTTATTGATGATAAAGTGACTATTAAACACTCCTTTTTTAAATTATTACCGTCGTCTATCATTGATTTGGAAATGATGAAAAAATGTAATTATTTATCCAGCAAGGATAAGATAATCGTGTCCTCTAATAATTTATTAAAACGTCTAATATGTTTGCTTCGTATGAGACTCATCAATAAATGGGATGAAGTTAAATCTTATTACAAGCAAAAAGACCTTTTACACTTTTATGAATCTGTTAGCGATTATACGCCTTCATTAAACTCTTTAAATATTCTTATTCTAACCACCGAATTAAAAAAATTATCACCCGTCTCGCAAATAATTTATACAGAGTTTCAACAGAAACAACGATATTATCTAAAATTCGATGGAAAATTATTTATCGTTGATACATTAGAAGATGACATCGATCCTTCTTTATTCTCTATAATGTATGATGAAAATTTCAAAATATTACGAGAAAATCAGACAGGCACATCTCAGTCTAAACGTTTATTGTTTTATACTAAAAAAACAATAGATGAAAATAAAAAGAAAATTGTAAAAAATATGTACCAACAAATGACCTTACTTTAATTTTAGTAAAAATAAAGACTGATTGACTACTCCAAGCATTTCATCTCTAATATTTTTTAAATCTGTATTTTTCATGCCGGAATTTAATGCAAGCTCTAGGTCTGTCATTAAAAACTGTTTGAAACGATTTAATATTGAAACGATATTTATATCATTTGAAACGCTGATTGTAAATGGCTCGGCAATTAATTTATTTTTACCCAAAAAAGTTTCTACAAATTTATCAATTAATTTATCCAAGTTTTCATACAATTTACCAGACACTACATGTTTATTGTATATAGGTGTTGTCCAGTGATAAATACGTATCTGTTGCTGAATTGATAAAAACTCAACAATTGTATTCATTTATTTGACAATTTTTTAAAATTTAATTTAAATAAATCTTTTTCTTTTAAATAAAATGGACGGAAAGAAAATGGACGCAAAGAAAATTGCATTTATCGTATTATTCTATATCACGGTTGTGGGCGCATTAAACTGGGGCTTCCACGCATGTGGCTTCAACCTTGTTGAAAAATTGGCCGGAGCTGTTGGTGGCGAGAGTGCCAAATCAGTCGAGAACGTGATTTACTATGTTGTCGCGGCATGCGGTTTGGCCGCCGGTGTCATGTACACCATGTATTTGGTCAATAAGGACGACGACAGCAAGAAACAATAAAAAAATCGAAATGAAAATGAAAATGAAAATGAAATCGAAATAATAAAAACAAATATTAAAAATGAATAAAATATGAAGATTTTATTCATTGGTGATCCCCATATAAAAACCGACAATCACGAAGAAATTGATATCCTTATTTCAGAGTTGAAAAAAATATGTGAATCGCATCAATTTGACCATATTATCATTGGAGGAGACCTGATGCATTACCACGAACGTATCTTTACACAAGCATTAAACAAATCGCTTGAATTTGTTGCTTTTCTAGCCACATTTGCCCCTGTACACGTTTTGGTTGGAAACCATGATATGATCAACAATCAACAATTCCTAACCTCACATCACTGGCTTAATGTATTTTCTCATTATAAAAATGTAAAAATTGTTGACAAACCCATTGTATTAACAGACCCGACATTTACGTTTTTAATGTGTCCTTACGTATACCCAGGACGTTTTATCGAAGCAATTGAGACCGTTTCCAAAGACTGGAAAACGTACAACGTCATTTTTGCCCATCAAGAATTTAAAGGATGCAAGATGGGTGCTATTGTGTCAAAAGATGGCGATGAATGGGGTGAAGATTTCCCCCAAGTTATAAGCGGGCATATCCACGACAATCAAACGCCGCAAAAAAATATATACTACCCTGGCTCTCCTTTACAACACGCATTTGGGGATACAGATAAAAGAGTCGTTTGCATCATAGACGAAAAAGGCGCCATTACAAATATAGATTTAGATGTACCCAAAAAAACGATAATCAAAAAAACCGTTTCAGACATATCAAAGGTTAACATGAAAGACTTGCATTCTCATTTAAAAATAAAATTAACAGCTACGCCGGAAGAATTTAAGGCGTTTAAACAAACACAGCAATACAAAGAATGTATTGAAAAAGGGGTAAAAATACAATTGGATGCAAAGCCTGTAAAACGCGACGAGTCGTCAACTATTGCAGAGCAGACAAGTTTTAGACTTTTATTGCAACATTTGGTGGAAACAGACGGCGATTCGTTATTAAAAAAAATTTACATTGACATACTGGCTAGTCGTCAACATGCTGTGATATAAAATTAAAAAAAATATTAATATAAATGAGGAAAAATGTTACGTTCATCGATGATTTAATTGATACCAATACTCTAATGTCAGGTAGTGATTATATTTCAAAAGGAAACACAGAACGTGACGAATATATAAATCAAATAAATAATAAACACATCCGAAAAGATAACTCTAAAGATATAGCATACGCAATGAACGGTGGAAGTACTCCTGTAAGAGAAAATTTTCAAATTCAGCCGTATCAACAGTCATTTCAACAGCCTTTTCAACAACCGTTTCAACAGCCTTTTCAACAACCGTTTCAACAACCGTTTCAACAACCGTTTCAACAACCTTTTGTATTTGAAGAGCCTGTTAAACACCAGCGTCACAACCATTTTTTTGATCCGGAAGAGTTATCTTGTATGACAGTTTCAAATCATATTAAAGACTGCCCAATTTGTTCAAAATTTTATAATTGTGATAATTCCATATATATTGTTTGTATCGTGTTGCTTATAATGGTATGTGTTATTTTATTAAAAAAAATCATTGAAAAATAACAATTATTTAAGATTTAAATAATTGTCTCTACACAAATGTCATTATTAAATTATGACGCAATAGTCATGTCAGGTGGAGGTATGAAAGGTTTTGCGCTGTTAGGGGCAATTCAATATATGATTGATAATAAATTGATTGGTGACATAAAATATTATTCGGGCACAAGCATTGGAGCTGTTATTTGCTATTTTTTAGCAATTGGCTATACGCCAATTGAAATGGTTGTTTACATCATTTCAAATAATGTGTTTGATAAAAAGGATTACAAAGGAATTGATTCAATCTTAAATGGAGAAGGCATATACGACTTTTCCATTTATTCGTCACATTTTAAAAAAATGTCAATCGATAAAATTGGATACATTCCAACTTTTAAAGACCTTTATGAAAAAATGGGGGTTATACTTTTTACGTGTACCTATAATATTACCAAAAAGAAAAAAGAATATATATCTTTTTATACTTACCCAGACATGAGTTGCATTGACGCCATTACTGTATCATCAAGTTTACCCTTTATATTCAATGACTGTATATATAAAAATGAATATTTTATAGACGGAGGCTTTGTTGACAATTGCCCATTTTTTCCAATTGTTACGTCTGAAAACGGTAAATCATTACGCATCGTCATCTTTAATACTCAAACAAATGTAAGCAATGAATACGAAAAACTTGTTGATAAAATCTTCATGTTGTTAACCATACCAATCGAAGAGTTGCAGACCATTCAATTAAAAGATATGACTGAAAATTGTACATATATTCCAATTCAAATTGACTCTATTAATTTTTATGATTTTCATATCAATCACTCAAAAAAACTTGAACTTTTTTCAGTTGGATATAATTCTGTAAAAAATTTTTTATTAAAATAATTAATCATTTAAAGCTCTTTCAATAAAGTAAAATGTTGAGGAAACCGGTAATAACTGTCACTAAACTTTTTACAGAAAGGCCAAGTTTTCGACCAAAAAAATTTCCAAGAATGCCAAATATGTATCTTGAATTAATTGAAAATAAAGGTAAAATTAAGATTGATTTAGTAAACCAAGAATATAAACCATCCAATACAGAACAAACTGACCGTGACCGTGAAAAAGCCAGCGATGAGCGTGATCGTGGTGATCGTGAACGTGATGACCGTGACCGTGATGATCGTGATGAACGTGACCGTGGTGATCGTGACCGTGGTGATCGTGAACGTGGTGATCGTGAACGTGATGACCGTAAACGACGTGATGACCGTAGTGATCGTGAAGATCGTGATGACCGCGAAGAGCGTGGCGAACGCGAAGACCGTGAAGATCGCGAACGACGTGAAGATCGTGATGAACGCGAACGACGTGATGACCGTAGTGATCGTGATGACCGTGAAGATAAAAAATCACATGAAAGATCTCCTCCCCCCAAAGAAGAAGATGACGGGTTGTCCTCAAGACTTAAGGAGCTTTTAAAAGATAATAGATCACCTGATAATGGGCGAGATCGCGAACGTGACCGCGACCGTGACGGAGACGACGATAGGATTTATACCGCCCCTCGTTTATCTGAAATAGCAGGAGGAACAACCTTGCAACGAAAAGTTATACCTGATATCTCACGTAATAATGTCCAAGACGACGAAGATCTAAAACGTGAACTTTTATTTAAATTTGATTTGCTTCGAAAATCCTATAAAACTGCAAATATTCCAGAGTTTACCATACACAGTGATTATTCTACAATGCAACGTACATACGATTCGACGATTCGTCAGGTAAATGTAGACAGCAATATTGAAACATATAAAAGTTATCTTATTACAGGATTTTATATCACTGAATTTGTGCTTGGCTACTGGCTTAAATTTGATATGCAAGATTTTACAAAGCAACAAATTGTAAACATGAACAAATACGAACATCTCCTGATTGAATTAGGTGAAAAGAATTATGTACCAGAAGGAAGCAAATGGCCTGTTGAAATTCGTTTGCTTTTCACTATTTTAATTAATGCGGCCATTTTTATCATTACAAAGATGGTAATGAAGAAAATCGGTGGAAGTTTATTTGGAACACCAGATGAAAGCATGCAACAACCTCCTAAAAGAAGAATGAGAGGTCCTGAAATAAATTTATAAAAACAAATATTATTTATAAAAAAATAATTTATAAATAAATGAGTGAAGATGATTATGACACGGTACCACCACCAAAAATAAAAGAATCACCGAAAGGCTGGGTTTTAAAGTTTGATGATGACGATGATGCATTTTACTACAATAGAACACTCAAAATAAAACCAACACGAACACCTATTGATGCATCAGAATTCAAGGCATGGAAGATAAAAGTAAACAAAAAATGTATTTTGAAAATTGATGAAGAAGGTGATCCTTATTATATATGCATAAATGATGGAAAACCAGAAACGTCACGAACCGCTCCAGTTCGCATGAATAAGCTTTTTCCGTATGGAATAGAATTACTTTTAACTCCTCCTTTTTACAAAGAGCTTGATGAAAATAGAATGGTAACCATTGAAAAACCTGAACAGAAAGAAAAGCCGAAAGAAAAGACTAAAGAAAAGACTAAAGAAAAGACTAAAGAAAAGAGTAAAGACAAACCAAAAACAGATTTATCTGCATATCTGGAAGCATTAGCAAAAGGAATTCAATGTGACGAAGACACGCCTTGTGACGGAGATCATGAATGCGATTTAGAGACTAAAAGATGTGTCCCGAAATCAGATACATCTTATTACGATGATCTTAAACGTCATGAAGAAAACGGTACATTTTTTGTTGGAAAAACTGGCACTATCGAAAGACTTGTTAAATCTTTCGCCGATAAAAAGGCAGCGGCCGCGAAAGAAGAAAAAGAAAAGAAAAAGGCCGATGAAGCCGCCGCCAAAGAAGCCGCTAAAGAAGAAGAAAAAAAGAAAAAGGCCGCTGAAGCCGCCGCTAAAGAAGCCGCGAAAGAAGAAAAGAAAAAAGCCGCTGGAGGTAAAAAGGCCGCTGATAAGAAAAAAAAGGAAGATGAAGATTTAAGCGTAGACGACGTGCTTGATACCGATTTTGATAATTTATCCGAATTACAGAAAGCGTTAATAGATTGCTTAATGCCCTCTTAATAAATTAATAAAATACATATAATATTTAAATTATATGTTGTATCTACTTGAATAAAAAGTCAAAAACATCGCCGTATTCAATTTTCTGTCCCATCCGCAATGATTTTTCTTTTATATGCATCTTTATAATCTGTAAACTTTCAACAACACATTCATGCACATTTTCGTAATGCATATCATCCATATAACTTTCACTTAAATCGTTATCTATATGTCTTGTTTCATTACTTTGTTCCCTCTCATCGCTATCGTTATCGATACCGTTTTTATCTTTATGCTTGTCTTCCTTCTTTTTACTCATATTATCACTTATCACTTATAAAATATGATCTGTTTTATTATAAACAAACTCACAAAATGACTTGAAAGAATAATCTTTATATAACAAGTTTCTAGTTTTTAAAACATACATTATTTTTTTATAAAGTAAAATCAAATCGTCTTTGTATTCATTATACCATTGCTTTTTTGTAAGCATTTTCATTTTATATCTATTTATGTACTCTTTAAATCGAGACTAATTTTCCAACTCTTTTAATTCGTTCTCAAGCTCTTTATCAAGCTCGTTTCCTTTTTCTTCATTTTCATCGTTTACGTGTTCATCGTTTACGTGTTCGTCGTTTACGTGTTCGTCGTTTACGTGTTCGTCGTTTACGTGTTCGTCGTTTACGTGTTTATCGTCTTTATCATTTACGTGTTCCTCGTCTGTACTTACATCTGTAAGTTTGTTGTATTCTTTATCATCTATTTCAATAAGTTCAACTGTTGCATGTTGTTTATAAACAGGAACTTGTTGAATTGAAAAAGTAGTAAACACTATATCTTCAAATTGGTCCTTATTTGGTTCAACTTGTCTTTGTTCAACTTGTCTTGTCTCGAGTTGTCTTTGTTCAACTCGCATTGCCTCGGCTTGTCTTTGTTCGGTTCGCATTGCCTCGGCTTGTCTTTGTTCAACTCGCATTGCCTCGGCTTGTCTTGTCTCGGCTTGTCTTTGTTCAGCTCGCATTGTGTCAACTTGTCTTGCCTCGGCTTGTCTTTGTTCAACTCGCTTTGTGTCAACTTGTCTTGGTTCAACTTGCCTTGGTTCATTTTTTAATTTTGGCGCAAATTGATTTTGAGAGTGTTGGACATTCTTAATTTCTTCGATCGCCATGTCTGATTTTTTTAACTGTTTTTTCAACTGTATAATACTATCTTGTAATATTGAAATTTCTTTTGAAAATTGCTCTTCAATACTCTTTACACGAAGCTCAAGTGATTTTGATTTTGTATGAAAAAAATATGTCATTGATCCAAGTATAATAATTTCAAGCGAAATGTGTAGTACTAATTTTTTATCCTGAAAAATCGACATTTTCGTTTCTATTTTTACTATAGAATAGTCTTTAAGTTGCTAAATTTAAAAGATTTATTTACCGCTTTTTCACAAAAAGCAGTACCAAAAACGTTACAGCATAATCTTAGTGCTGTCTATGATTAAAAAATGGGTGTAAAATTAAAATTGAGGTGTTCAAAAATTTCCTTCACAACATCATCGTGAAAACTTTTTCGATCCAACGTCTTTAACATATTAAAATCGTTTCTTTTACACGGATACTTGTGCTTGCGCAATAACTGAAAAAGTACATATTGTGTATTTATAAAACTTTTACGATCAATCTTTCCTGTAAATTTAAACTTTTGATCGTAGACATTTGAAATTTTATCAAAATCCTCCATCAACGCATCTTCAATATGAGAAATGTCATCCACCTTTTTACCCGTCAATTTATGGTATATCAACACAACATCTTCGTAATGCTTTGAATGCCCCGTCTCTTTTAAAAAAAGTAAAATGTGCTCTTTTGTGACACTTGAAAAACGTTTTGACATATTTTCGCATTGTTGTTGCGTTTGCACTATCCCATGGAGCTCTAGCTGGCTTTCTAAATCTTTATACACTTTATCATCTATCGACGCATTCTGTTTACCCTGATACTGATTTATGCAATCTTTGAAATGTACCCGTCTCTCGTATGTATATTTATTCGAAATATTTACACGCGAAATATCCTTGTAACAAGACGATTTATACGCCTTCTCTTCCTGTGACCCACACGACTCGCATATTTCAACATTTGCGTATTCGTTGTAAATAAACTCTTGTGTCGACTTGCACTTTTTGCACTCTTTCTTTTTTACAGGAGACTTGTTATTACTAGACACAATGTCTTCAAGTTCGGCGTAATCAATATTATACATTTTCAATATTTCAAGATATGTTTTAACAACCGTTCGTACGTCTTGATTGTCATTTTGTTTTTTTGTCATGAATGATATTTTTTTAGGTGCAATAAGCATCTGTTTATACGATTCCAATAAAGGCGTCACGTCCATCACATAAAAATTTAAATTTGTCTGAAAATCAATGCACGCTTGTTTATCTTTTAAAACCATTTCTACCTTGTCATTTAAATCTTTTATAATATGTATAGATAAAGAATTGTCTTTTAAAATATCCCTTATATCCTCAATCTGTTTATCAATATCTGTTATTTTATCTTCATTATTTTTCCATTTGTCGCGTATATTTTTATCAATATTCAATATGTCAATCTCCATTTATTTTTATTTATCTTTTTAATTGTGTATTACCACAATTAAAATTATCACCACTGTTTTCATTTTCTCACTTTTGCTTTAAACCATTATATCATGTTGATCATCTTTTTTCGCTTTTTTTTCCTTGTTTGCAATCTTTTGTTGATGTTTACAGGCCTTGCAATTTGCACATAAACCATCTTTTGTTTGACGCGCCTTGTAAAAACACGAATGTTCCTTTACACTCTCGCATAAATTGCACCATTTGTGTGTACTTTTATCGTAATCAGGAATAGGGACAACCTTCATAACTTTACGTTTGTCGCCATACACACCTGTCAAATAACAATCTTTGCATAAACGACTTGTACCATCCTCGTTTCCTGCATTTTTAAAAAACCGTGAATATGGTAAAAATCGGCTTTCTTCAGTTTTATGGGTGACGCCTCCACAACGCTTTGTAAGGGCTTGGGATTTTTCGTCCTCGTCTTTATCGGCATTTTCTTCTACTTTGGATTGAGTTTGATGCGTAAGTTTAACATTGTGATCATTAAAAAGTTCGAGTTCTTGGTCGGTTTCGATTGTATAATCTAAACTTGTAATGTTTGCAATCTCGACCACATTTTTAATCAGATCTTCCGTTGTTACACCAGTAATAAATTCACGATTATTGGGATTTAATTGCTTTTCATATCTTCGTTTCATACTTGTTTCAAGCAAAACACAATCTTCAGTATACAACACAAACAATAATTTACAAAATGGATTTGATGTTCTATAATTACTAACTCGCTCTGTAATGTCACGAGACATTCCAACTTTTGTACGAATATCTTTGTCTTCATCTCTCATGATTACCAAATAAACACACCCGCCTTTCTTTAATTTGTAAAGCTCTTTCTTTCTTAAAAAAGATTGGTGATTGTAAAAAACACGTTCGTATTTCTTTGACAACATCATGTTCTGTTCACCTTGTGTCATTATAATCTTTGTTTTTTCGTCCAACTCTTTCTGATATTGTTCTTTCAATTCCGCAAATTTCTTTTCATATTCAGA